CAGCTGCTCATCAACAAGGAATACTCCCGTATTCTCCGGAAGAAAGAGTATGGCCTTAGGGCCATTGACATCGAGATGCACAGGAGAGATGTGTTAAATGTCTATTTCTCAGACCTGGAGTACGAGAGGGTCCCGCTTGTGCGGTCGACGCTTCCCCGATGGTTCAAGGACCTAATGGGGTTGCAGAGGCCCATAGCGCGGCCACTTGTCTGCTGAGGGTGCCCGGTTTTACTGACTGGTTGTGACACCGCCGTCGATCCCTCTTTGAGGGAAACGGCGCGGAAGATCGGCAGGTTGTCAGTCAGGAGAAACGGGCTGACCGGCAAAGTGAGAGTTTATCACGTTGTACCTCACTTGACACCCCCCCACAACCTTGGGGTGTTCAACAACAACGTGGACACGGTTGAGCGGGCGTTGGTGGAACGTTACTTTCTCTGCAAAGAGGGTGACGGTTTTCGCCCTGCTCTTCGGGTGCGACCTAGAGCCTTCAACCGGGCTGGCCTGGCTGATTTCAGGCGCAACGTACTCAAGCATATGCCACACCTGCCAGTGTTGAGCAGACCCGCTACGGCCGGTCTCTTCCGCGGTAGTAAAAGGCACGTGTACGAGGCCGCATGCGCCAGTTTGATGCTGGACCCTGTCTCGGAGCAAGATGCCCTACTGACGTCCTTCACGAAGTTCGAGAAGTTAGATGTCGGAAAGGCACCAAGGCTCATCAATCCCCGCAGCCCGAGGTACAACCTCGAGCTGGCACGCTACCTCAAGCACGCTGAGCACCATTTCTTCCACGCTATCAACAAGGCGTGGGGTGCACGCACACATGCAACCGTCATCAAAGGCTTTGACGCTAGGGTATCGGCAGCAATCCTTAGGGATAAATGGAACCTCTTTGAGGATCCAGTTGCTGTCGGACTTGACGCGACGAAGTTTGACATGCACGTGTCACAGCAAGCTCTGAGGTACGAACATTCCTTCTACACAGCCCTGTTTCCTGGTCGACAGGGGTTGAGGAGGCTCCTAAGA